GAGAGAAACGAGAGAAACGAGAGAAACGAGAGAAACGAGAGAAACGAGAGAAACGAGAGAAACGAGAGAAACGAGAGAAAATAATTCATAATTCAGAAAATAAGAACTATGAATTATATATAAAAATATAAAACTATCGATAAAAAAATACTATAACAATTCTATATTCACAAAAATAGATGATTTTTCGCTCGTGTCATACATATTTTTTGATTGTATAATTGGGATTCCTTGTCCTTTTAATACATAGGTTTGATTATCTTTTATATATAACAAGCCTGCAGGAATTGAAAAATGTTTACTACCGATTTGAAACGACATCTGTTTCTTTTCTAGTAGTTCTGTAATTTTCATACGCAAATCTATATAAATATCGTTATTGGTATCAATGTAGATATGTGACGGAGTCGTTGGCATACAACGAACGATTAAATCAATCGATGTGTTTTGTTTTTCACCTACATTGTAATACAACTCGGTATGCCAAAGTGGAATGTAATATTTTTTACCATCGTGTTCTAATACGTATATATTATTTTCACCAAATAAGTCATCCAAAGATACAGAAATAATGACAAGATTATCCGACTCCATCTTTTTTCGTATGATCTTTTCAAATAACAGAAGTTTTTCATTGCTTATATGAAATACCGAATGATACTTGTGTATGATTTCGTATATCGTATAGGCAGTTTCTTTATCCATATCTTCAAACATTTTTAATGATAATTCGTGGCAATCTTCTACTATAATTTTTATAATCATATCTATCGTCACTTTTGCATTTTCTTGGGATATATTTGTATACATTTTTTGCAACAAAGACTGCGTAAATATTCTAAAAATAGACATATAACTTTCTTCTCCTGTAGTTGTTGACTCTTCATCGTCGGTTGAATCCATGTGAGAAGCACGAGAACCGAGAGAAACCGATAAATTATACAAATACAAGTATGCATTATTTAATTCCTTGAACTTTTCACACGATTCTTCGCTGTTATTATTTTTATCAGGATGATGTTTCATTGCATTTAACCTGTAACTTTTTTTTAATTCTTCGAGTGTATAATTTGTTTTTAAGTTTAATACATCAAGTGCATGTTTTATATCCATTTATGATAGTTATTAGATTATACATGTAATTTTCTAAATGGTAAATTGGTCTATAATTATTATTATAATATTGGAAAAAAATAAATGTTTTTAGTAGAACATCCGTAATATTATCCTTATTTAACACATTAGTCTTTATTAAACACGACAATATATACCATATACATTCATTTATGTCCAAATCGTATATCAATATTTCGTATAAAATATCACGAAACTTTAAAAAATTTATAGTGTCAGGATTTTGTATGGATTCTATAATATTATTACATATACATTCGTGTGGATTTGTTAACTCGTTTGTATCGACGATTACATTTTTAATATTTGACAAAGATGTTAAATTTTTATAGTTGTTAGATACTAAAATATACTCTTTTATTTTTGAATTACAAATAGTATCTACATTGATAGTATCTACATTGATAGTATCATTTTTAATAGTTTTTTTTTGTTTAATAGAGGGTTGAGGTATAGATGAATTATTAACGACCGATGAAGTCGGTGATGAAGTATTATTATTTTGAATATCAGTATTGCTTTTATAATCAATACTATGATTTTCATCAACTATATCAACATAGTGTGACTGAATTATACTATTTACTGAATTTGTTACATGCGGATACAAATAAACATTTTTATTTGTATGTATTGAGTTTACGCATTTATTATATAGTAGTAATGATGGTCTTGGGATGGAAATAATTTGAGAATTATTTAAAATATTATCCGGAATAAAACTAATATGTTCCGTAATAATTATGAAAAGTAGTTTTATCTTATTAAATAGTTGCGACTGCATATAACTATAAAAAATATCTAATAATTCACTATGTATTTTATGAAAATATTTACATAATATAATTCCTGTTGTATCTACGCGCGTTGAAACTACATCGATAATCTGGTTATAGATATCATTCCATAATACTTTTGAATTACAGCCCAGCAAAGACATGTCTACTTCAAAGTGAATATCACTTATTTTTATAATAAAGTTCTCCTTGTTAGAATTAATGGTTAGACGTTTTTCATATTTTAATTCACTATTACTATACCTTTTAATACATTGCAATGCTTGGGTATACTTTCCTACACCTTTAGGGCCATATAAAATTATATTTTTTAAATTTTTTACTTTATCAGGCAATGAATTTTTAAATATTTTTTCTATTTTTGGATGAAGAGATTTGTTATGATTTGATGCAATATAGTCTTCAAAGTGTGTTTCAAGAAATTTCATATTAATAGTTTGTATAGTTTTATTATCGGGTATTATTATAATTAAATGAATAGATTTAAATTATATTTCAATCTAATATTATAGATTTTGATATGAAATACTTAAATATATAGTAACTATTATAGTAGTGTAAATATCTGTCGATAATATATTTAATATTTAAGTATACATAAATGAAACTTGTAACCATTCATCCTGAAAATATAATAAAAGAATATATTTATTTTAACGAACCTATACAAAATAATATCATCAACGAAAGTCGGTATATTAGAATATTATACTCTACTCCTAACATAGTTTTTAATGGCATTCACGTTCTTATAAATTTATATATTGACAACATAGACAGACAATATAATAAAAATATTATTTATTATAATACAGATAAAAATATACCTGTTATAAATAGCATTAAAGAAATAGAAAAAAATATTTTAAAAAAATATAATTCATTAAAAAAACCATCTTACAAATTATCAGAACTTATGGATGGTGGTGTTATAAGATTATTTACTGATTCTATTGAAAAAAAAAAAGCAATGAATGTAATACTTAAAATATCAGGATTATGGGAAGACGATGAAAAACACGGAATTACATATAAGTTTTTATCAGTGTAAAAATAAATAATAATATGTTCAAAATATTTTATTAAAATACTTTATTAATATATTCCGATCGATAAAAGAAAGAAAACTATGAGGAATATATTAATAACCGGTGGTTGTGGATTTATTGGGTCAAATTTTATTAATTATATTTTAAAAAAATATCAAGACGTATACGTTATCAATTTAGACGCCATGTATTATTGTGCATCCGAATTCAACGTTGACAGAGAAATACGAGAATCCGACGTATACAAAAATAGATACAAGTTAATTAAAGGCAATCTATGTTCATATGACTTAGTAAACTACATAGTAAATGATTACAACATTGAATATATTATACATTTTGCAGCACAAAGTCATGTGCAAAATTCTTTTGAGGATGCATTGCAGTATACTAAAGACAACATAGTTGGAACGCATAATTTACTCGAAGTTTCAAGAAAATATGGAAAACTCAAAAAGTTCATACATGTTTCAACAGACGAAGTATATGGCGAATCTATGATTGAAAAATGCGAAAATAAAAAAACAGAAGAAAGTATTTTGTGTCCAACAAACCCGTATGCTGCTACAAAAGCAAGCGCTGAATTAATCGCGCAATCTTATTATCATTCTTTCAACATACCTATTATCATTACACGAGGTAATAATGTATATGGACCTAACCAATATCCGGAAAAAATAATACCACGTTTTATAAAACTTTTGAAAGAAAATAAGAAGGTAACTATTCAAGGCGATGGTTCAAATGTTAGGGGATTTATTCATGTTAAAGATGTAGTAAATGCATTCGATATTATACTGGAAAAAGGTATTGTCGGTGAAATATACAACATTGGATCAGACGACTATGAAGAATATTCTGTCTATCAGGTTGCAAAAATGTTAATCCAAAAAATAAAAAAAATAGATGATGAATATGGTGACGATGAAGGTAAATGCAATTACGACGAATATATTGAATATATAGAAGATAGACCTTTTAATGATAAAAGATACTATATAAGTAATGAAAAAATAAAAAAACTTGGGTGGAATATAGAGGAAAATTTTGATAAAGGAATTGATGAACTCATCGAGTTAGAATAGAATCAATCCTCTATAAAAACGATATAAAAGTAAAAACAAAAGTGTAACTATACACCACACTATACGAAAAAAAAAAACAATGAAAGTATTATTATATGGCAAGAACGGCTGGATCGGCGAAAAAGTATATAAGTTACTTATCCAAAAAGGTCATAGCGTCATTATTGGGAATGCAAGAGCAGAGAATAGCGAAAGTCTCGAAGAAGAAATAACTGCGATACAACCTACAAATATTATCTCGACGATTGGGAGAACGCACGGCAAAATAGGAGACAAAGAATATACAACGATTGACTACCTTGAACAACCTGGCAAAATAAAAGAAAATGTCCGCGATAATCTATTTTCGCCTGTTATGATTGCTCTGATATCCAAAAAGTATAACATCCACTATACATATTTAGGAACAGGATGTATTTTTACATACGATAGTGAACACCCCTTTGCAGAAGAATTAAACGGATTTAGAACTGATTCAAAACCCAATTTTTTTGGTTCTTCGTATTCGATAGTAAAAGGATATACGGATATGTTGATGAAGGTGTTTGACAATGTACTAAACGTGCGGATACGCATGCCGATAACGGATGAGATACATCCGCGTAATTTTATAACCAAGATTACGCGATATCAAAAAATATGTTCAATACACAATTCAATGTCGGTACTGCCGGAGTTGTTGCCGTTCATGATTGACATGTGTGAAAAAGGGACAACAGGAACTATGAATCTAACAAATCCTGGACTAATAAGCCACAATGAAATTTTAGAAATGTATAGAGAAATCGTAGATGCGAACTTCGAGTGGGATAATTTTGATGTGGAAGAACAACGTAAAATATTAGAAAGTGAACGTTCTAATAATTTCTTAGACACTTCTAGACTGGAGTCTTTGTATAAGGTGAAACATATCAAAGATGCAGTGAGGGACGTGTTGTATTACATGAAGGAGAAGGAGAAGGAGAATGAGGAAGAGAATGATGGAGATAAAGGAACCGAGGTTTAAAAACAAGTAGAAAATAGTCGAAGAATGACCTCCATAATACCGACACACAACCCGTTTAATATAAATAGTGTAACACTTAAATATAAAGTTCCAATAGATGGATCGGCAATAGGATTACTAACAGATGTCATACATGCCATATTTGCACGCAAGTAACTAAATATTAAAATAATCTGAAAAATAATTAAAACACTCGAATATCCGGAAAATTTATAATATTCTGGATCTACTTTTCTTTCATTTATCATAGTTGAATACGCCAATGATTGACGTATAATTACAAAAAATATAATCAAAAGTGCAATAATTTGAAAAAATGATGGATATAAATTAAAACATTTACCATTTGTCTTAAAAAAATAAGATATTACTGCAATTAAAAGTGAGAACAATGAAATAAATGATATTATATAGCCAATTGCGGTGGCAAAACCCGGACCTTGTTCATTACCAATTTTTAGTGAACTAAATGCTATTTTTATAAATACACCTACAAATGCTAAAAGAAGTGAAATATTAAAAATATAATATATACTTTTAAACCTCACGTCAATATTATCTAGACCTGTTAAAGAATTCATATTATATTATATTTATTATTTTACTATTTTGTATTATAATTCAATAAAGTAAATACTATAGAATATATAGTTATTTTTTATTATTTTAATTTAATATTTTATAATATAAAGTATTATAAAATAAATTATATTATAAGTAAATTATAAGTAACTATATAAATCAAATCAAGTCAAATGAGTGGCGCGCTGAACAGAAACGTGTATACAGAACATCCACTAATTGAAAGACAACAGACTTTTGTTCTAGAAAGAAAACTTGTTACTATACATTCAGAAGATAGAGATGTATGTGCATGGCCAAATTCATCTCTTTTTGAAATAACGTTGCCGCAACAAGTAACAAATGTTCAATCTATTCGTCTTATCGAATCAAATTTTCCTTCTGTAAATAATGTATTTTCAAACATAAATCAAAATACAAAACTGACATTTTATCTTAATTCTGTAGGGAATGAATATACTATAACTATAGATGAAGGATTTTATTCACCATTTCAACTCGTAAATGAGTTGACAAACAAAATGAATCAAGCAGTTAGTTCAACATATACCGAGTTTGTTGTAATTTATCATGAAGTGAATCAAAAAATATGGTTTGGAAATAAGAGTGAAACATTTACACTTATATTCAATAAAACCGAAAATTATTCAGTATCAAGTAACAACTATGAAAATTGCAAAGTATTACCACCTAATGATTTGTCAACATGCATGAGCACAAAATGGGGACTGCCGTATTATTTAGGATTTAATCGAGAAGAGTATAATAACCCCACATCGACAACTACCAACTTGAATTACGAATATAAAAAGGCAACAGATGCCGATTATACATGGCTTCAAGTTCCAGCATCGGGAACAGGCTACTACATCGTCGCTCCAAATGTAATTAGTATATTTGGAGAAACGGCATTTTATATGGATTTGTTTAAATACAACGATATGGACGAGTTAATGCCTTATCCTCGTAGAACAAACGCGGCTACTGATAATAGCTATGGCGGAAGAGTCAATAGTGCATTTGCAAAGATTCCAATATTAGGTATTCCTGTTTCGCAATATTTTGATTCACGAAATAGTATGTTGCAAAATATGTCGCAATTTTTTCCACCACTTGAACGTCTTTCTAAAATAAAAATTCGTCTTCGTTATCATGATGGGCGACTAGTCAACTTTAGCAACTGCGATTTTAATTTTACACTTGAGTTTGATTTATATCGGGATGAAATGGCGCGAGATTTGAAGTTACGTGTTCCTGCACAATATCAGTTATAGGGCGATACAACGTGATTGGACTATGCGAAATGATATGAATATATACTATGGTTCATATGTTCATATCATTTTTATATTATTATTTTAATTATATTATACCGCTGCTTCTGTGACAGGCGCAGGTGCATTCAATTTATTTTTACGCGTTCGTTGGCGTTTTTTACGCTCGCCGTTAGTATTGTTATTATTTTTTGAAATAGTTCGCTTTGCTTTTGCACGTGACTTACGTTTTTTACCGCCGCCAAAATCAAGATTTTCCAAATTACCACTAGGTGTAGCCTCGCCAGCACCAACGCCAGCACCGGGCATTGGTAAAGGAGACGATGAAGAATCGCTAGCTTCACGTGGAACAAGAGGAGCATCACTTGATGTATTTGTAACAATATTACCAGGTTCATTGAGAACGATGGGAGGAACAACTTTCTTTTTTTCTTCTTCTTGTTTTTTTCTTATGTCTTCTTCTTCTTTTTGTTTTCTTTTTATGTCTTCTTCTTCTTTCTCTTTTTTCTTTTTTTCCTCTTCTGAAGAATTCACTATTTCGTTAGATTTTACAGGAGGTGGTGGTGGTGGAGGTAAATTTTTAAGCTTGATTTTAAGCTCTTTTACACTAACTACCTTGGCATTTAACTCTTCTACTCCCTTGGCAATAGATTCGTATGTATCATTTATTTTATTCATTATTTCTTGTTGTTCGGTATTGTCTTTCATGCCCGAAACTTTATTAATTATATTTTTAAACCAAGACATTTTAATATTATATGTAATATGTTATACTTATATATAT